TATACGATTCTTTATTTCCAGCGTATATCAAAGTAGGAAGAACTAGCGATTGTTTTAAAAGACTAGTTGGATATAATTCTGACCGGCCTTATCCTACTTGTAAAATGTTGTATATATCTGAAATGTTTGAAGATATAAATGAAACAGAAAGAAAAATTTTGGCTTATATGTATGATAATACACCACCCACTACACTATCAAAAGAATGGTTTGAAATTAAATATAAAGACAATATAATAAAAATAATTGAAAAAGCAGAAAAAATTGAAAAAGAAACAAGAGCTGTTGAGAATCATTTAGAAGAAAAGCTACAAGATATTTTAAAATATTATGATGAATTAAATAATACCGAGTTAAGTGATAACGAATTATCTTTTAAAGACGGAATCGCATATGTATTGAATGAACTTGAAATAACCGATGGAGAATAAGTAATGAATTTTGAAAAAATATATGTTCTAGACACTAATATAATATTAGAAGATGCAAATCAATTGATTGCAATAGGTCAATCTGGAGAAAACTTAATTGTTCTTCCTGAAACAGTAATCGACGAATTAGATAGTAAGAAATCTGGTTTCAGCGAAATAAATTTCCAAGCTAGGGAATTTGGCCGACTTTTATCTGAGGCAGAAGTCATTAAAACCAAAAAAGCTGGATCTAAAAAAGATGTTACGATTATGTCAGTTAAAGTTAAAGATATTTTTATTGACATTGTATCGTTTAAAGATTACGGTTTAGTCGATGTTGATAAATCAGTTATCAATGATAGAAAGATCATTAAGGTTGCACAATTTGTTACTAATTATTATGAACAACCAGAAAGTACAATATTATTATCTAATGACATTATGTGCAGAACCAGGGCCATATCATTAAATGTAAAAACAGAAGGCCAATTAAGAAACAAGGAATCATTATCAAATGAATTTATTAAAGAACTAACGATTGATTCTAGTATATTTAATTCAATGGAAATGAAAAATATTAAAGAATATGATTCAGAATATAAGATTGAAAACTATTGTTATCATTTTAAAAGTACAGATGGGAATGAACAGTTAGCATATATTGTTAATGAACAAATAAATTTTATCAAAGAAGACGAACTTAGAAAAAATATTGTTAAACCGTTAAATGTCGGGCAGTTATTCGCTATGTCAGGTATGTTGGATGAAAGGTTCGCTGTTTGTATTATAGAAGCATTGGCTGGATCTGGAAAAACATTATTAGCGTTAGCTGCTGGTATGAAACAAGTTAGACAAGGTAAATATGATAAAATCATTTATATAAGGAATTCTGTTGAAAGCACAGATAAAGCTGAAGAAGTAGGTTTCTTGCCAGGTTTGGAAGAAAAATTTAAAATATATAATTATCCTCTATATGATACATTAGAATTCATTGCACAAAAAGAAATGAAGAAAAAAGAAAATGTAAATATACAAGATAGTATTGATAGTAAAGTTGAAGAAATGATTACTAAATATAATATAGAAACAATGTGGAATGGGTCGATTAGAGGTAGAACTATTTCAAATGCATACGTTATTGTTGATGAAGTACAAAACTTTGCCAAAACTAGTTTGCAAACAGTATTATCAAGAATGGATAAAGATTCAAAAGTTGTTTGTATAGGTTCTAATAGACAAATCGACCACCCGTATGTGAACAAATATACAAATGGATTATCTGTACTTATGAAAGCATCAAAGACTGAACATGATGAATTAAATATATTCGGAACTGAACTTAATAAAGTTGTTAGAGGTAAAATTACTGAATGGACTGAAAAAATATTTGAAAATTAATCAAATTTAAACTTGTTTTAATATTCTTTTGATATAATTATATTATAAAAAAAAGGATATTAAACGGTAAATCAAACAGGGGGTTATATGAGTGATGGTACAATTTTATTTGCGATTATCGCAATGATTTTTATTTTATTCTTATTTAATGCAAACGATACGTTAAACACGTCGTTTGATAATATAATAGATATGAAAGTAATTAATGAGGAAAAGAAATGATAATTAAAATAGAAGATTTACCGAAAGATAGAAATATTAAAAGCGTTTCTTTTGATATTGAATTTGAAGACGGTGAAGTTTCAAATGTAATGCCACAGATAGATATAGAAAAATCTGAAGCAAGAAAAATACATGAAGAAATGGCAAAAGATGTAATTGATGGGCAATTTTCTAAAAAAATATCAGAAGATATGAATGATGAAAGTAATGATGTTACAGTAGAAAAACCTCAAATACCTGAAAGAAAAGAACATAAAGCGGTTCCGTCAGAAATGACTGATATGGAGTTCTAATATGAGTTTAATTTTAAAAATAATTGTATTGGTTCTTTCAATATATATTGTTTTAATATCATTACAAATAAGATTTAATAATCCAGAATTAACGGAAACCCAAATATTGTTAAGAACTTTTGATACAATAAAAAGTGAGATTAATCATGTCTTTTAGATTACTTATAGAATGTACAAAAGATATAGATGAATTGTCTATAAACTTTTCAGATGGTACTAGTACTGTGGTAGGCGGAGATGATAATTCACATAAAAAACCTAGAGAAACACAACAAAAAACAAAAAAACGACAAGAGTCTAAAGAAACAAAACAGAAATCACCTGAAAGAACAGATGACTATTTAGATTTAGATGCTGAATTTGGGTCAGTTTCTCAAGATATTGTTCAAAAACCTATAATAAATGATGTCAACCGTCCTGTAAAAGTAGCGGATGAATTAAAGAAATTAGATTTATAAGGAGTTATTATGAGTAATAAATGGTGGGTTTGCTTAAAATGCAATACTTTAAATGATTCTGTTATTTGTAGTAAATGCGGAAATGTTAAATAATATTATATTATAATATAGATATCAAATAAAAGGATAATTACAAAATGAAAACAGTTTTAGGAATTGACATCGGATTTGGTGATGTTAAAGTAAGTTATGGTACTTCAGAAGGACATATCGAAAAACAATTTAAATTCACTAGTACAATCGGCGTTACAAAAAGAAATCAACATGTGTCAGATAATAGAATTTATGACTTCAGGGATCATAGTTATTATGTTGGCGAAAATGCACTGCATTTACCTTCAGAGAACTTAATTGATATTACTGATTATAAAAATTTAGAATATTATGCACCACTATTTTTATATCATGTAATTAAAATGATTGGGAAAAAACCTGATATTATTGTTTCGGGGCTTTCTAAAGCGCAAATCGAAAATTCTGGGCATTTTAAAGAAGGTCTTATGGATTTTGAAGTTAATCAAGAAAGATTTATTTTTGACGAAGTATATATTTTGCCGCAAGGTGCTGGATCTAAGTTAACAATTGATAAATACGGAAATAACTTCCCAACTCCTCAAGAAGAATTTTTAGGAACGACTAGTTTTGTTGGTTGTGATATTGGTTTTAATACATTAGATATGTTCTTAGTAACAGATGGCAAAACATCGCCGAATCTATTCGAAGGTATTGAAAGAGAAGGTGTTATGAAAATCGCTACTTTGGTTGCTAAGAAAGTATTTGAATTACATGGTAGAAAAATTACTTTACATGAAGCAAAAGAAATTATTGATACTGGGATTTATAAACTAAGAGGCCAAAAACATCCATTTAATGATTATATTGATGAAGTTAAAAAAGGTTATCTAAAAGAATTATTAGAGTTAATTGAATCTAAATATGGAAAAATTTTAGATAAATGTGATTTTATTTCATTGTCTGGCGGTGGAAGTACAATCTTTAAATCAACAGAAGATGGTTTTATTAAAGTACCAAAAACAAAACATGAATTTTATAATAGTATTGGGTTTTTCCTATATGCATTAACAAAGGCTTAAAAGAATTTTTTTCTTTTGAGTTTAAACACATAAAAATTAAATAAAACTATTATATAATAATACATAAATAAAAAAAGGATAGAAATGTTTAACAAGAATGTTATTACAGTATTAAAGGAAATCAATAAAGTTACTGACACAGTTATTTTAAAATACCCTGTTACGGTTGCAGTATCATCATCAATGGATGTATTAGTACAATGCGATATTTCAAAATTAGATAGCGATGTATTTGAAGACGTGCCGCTAAAAGATTCATTAAGTGAATTTATTTCATTATTTGGATTATTTAGCGATGATAAATCAGTTAGCATTGAAGGAAACGTTGTTAATATTAGTGATGATTCGACTGAATCTAAATATATTACTGCTAATTCAGCGTTAATGGATTTTTGGGACAAGGATGCAACTCCTTTTGAAAAAACTGAAGCAGTTGCAAGTGTAGCTGCATTTAAATTAACTGTTGATGATATTAAAAACATTAAATCTGCGTCAGGCGTATTTAAAGACTTAACTGAAGTAATTTTTACATCAAAAGACGGCGACGTAAAAGTTTCATTAGGTGCAACAAATAAATTTAATGCAAAATCTAATACATACTCTGTTACTAAACCAGCAAATACATCAAAAGAATTTGAAATTAAAATTCCTGTTGAAAATTTTAAAATGTTTTCAGAATCAAATTATACAGTAGATGTAAAATATAATTCGGCAAAAGATTCTTACAGAATTTTATTAAATAATGAATCATTAGAAGGTTATAAGGTTTTACTTACAGTAAAAGTATAAATAAAATAACATATCCCAAGCACCTCTTAACAATGTGCCAAACTTGGGATTTTCTTATTATTCATACAATTATTAAATAAAGTATTGATATAATTATTGTATGAGTAATATGGCTCAAAATTGGAATTTCGAAGATATTTGAAGAAGTGGTTAATTCACTATAAACAAAGAAAATAGATTTAATTAGAAGAAGTCCTACGTGACTAAAAACTCGAATAAAAAAGGAAATAATATGATCGACGCAAGTGCATTTAATTTTGACGCAATGAAAGAAGCTGTGGGAGTTAACCCATTCGCACAGGAAACTAACAAATATGGTAAAGATGAAAGATTCTATACACTATCTAAAGATAAAGACGGTAATGGTGCTGCATTAATTAGGTTCTTACCTGATTCAAAAAATGGTATGATTCAAAAATTATTTAAAATCAATACTACAATTACAAAAAATGGTAAAAAAAGATTTGTATCTGAATATTCTCCAAGTACAATCGGACAACCTTGCCCGTTCCAAGAAAAATGGCAAGAATTATGGAATGGTGGTATTAAAGAAAATAAATTTGATGAAGCTGGTAATATTACACAATTAGGTTCTAAAGCATTTGGTAGAGGTATCAAATATGTTACTAACATTAAAGTTTTAAAAGACCCAGCAAATCCTGAAAATGAAGGTAAAATCTTCTTATATGAAATGTCTGGTGCTATGAAAGATAAAATTCAAAATGCTGTTGACCCATCTGAACAAGATAGATCATTAGGTGCTCAACCAAAAGAATTATTTAACCCATTAGCTGGTAATTCATTTAGATTGGTTGCTAAAAAAGGTTCTAATGGACAAATCAATTATGATTCATCTGAAGTGATTAATGAAGTAAATAGTATCTATGGTTCTGTTGAAGAAGCATTAGAAGATATTAAAGGTAATACTCATTTACTATCTGATTTATTAAAACCTGAATCATTTATGACTTATGAACAATTACAAGATAAAATGAAATGGGTTACATTTGAAGAAAACAACGGTTCTTCAAATACATTAACTGCGGAAGTTGCCACAGTTACTCAACCTACTGCAGAAGTACAACCGGCTGTAGAAGTACAACCAACTGCTGCGGTTGCCGCGGTATCTCAACCAACTGCTGAAGTACAACCTACTGCTGAAGTACAACCAACTGCTGAAGCAAAACCTGCACCAGCCGCTACATCATTAGACGATCTTTTAAACGGATTAGTATAATATAAGGGGATTTACCCCTTATATTCATAAAGGAATTATATGATACTTATAGATTTTAGTTCTATTATACATAGAATGATACATACATCTATTGCTAACATTAGACCATCAAAACAAAATGGTACATACGTTACTTCTGAATTTATACACTATACGAAATATTTAATATCTCAAGAACTATTTTCTATACAACAAGAATTTTCTCCAAAATTTGGTGATATGATTATATGTTTAGACAAATCTGCCGGTGGTTATTGGCGTAAAGATGTGTACAAGGGATATAAGGCAGGAAGAAAAAAAGGTAGAGAAGAATCGGAAATTAATTTTAGCGAAGTATTTTCTGAAATCGATGGGTTAATTGAACAAATTGAATTAAATTTACCTTGGAAAGTTATTGCTGTACCGAGAGCTGAAGCAGATGATATTATGTTAGTTCTAGCGCGAGAATTTAATTCATCTGAAAAAATATTAATACATTCTCCTGATAAAGATATGATTCAAGCTCAACGGGATACAAACAATGTTTTTCAATATTCTGCATTAACTAAAAAATGGTTAGTACCAGAAAATAAACATGATCATATGGACCACTGGATTATGGAACACGTTGTTTTAGGCGATGCATCTGATGAGGTTCCTAAGGTAATTGACCATACTGAATTTTCTGATTCTTTTATTGATCATCTAAATAAACATAATATTAATAAAGAATTACATAGCCCTTTTAATTTTAAAAAATCAAAAGACCTAGATAATGAAACTAAACAAAACGTTCTATCTAGTTTTGATGTTTATAAATTAAATAAAAAAGGCGAAAGTACCGGTATATTAGATGTTTATAAAAATATTAGATTTGGTGCATCAGATATTAAAAAAATATTAAGCGGTGCATATAAAATCAATTTAAAGAAAAAAGAATTAGAAACTCTAAAAAAAGAGTATAAAGGTAATAAAGAAAAAATTAAAGAAATTAATGCCGAAATAAAATCATTAACAGTTGATGATAACACAGAACATGAAAGATTTCAAGAATGGCTAGACTCTCACCCATTATATAGACAGCATTATGAAAGAAACTTTACATTGGTAATGGAAGAAGGCATTCCTAATAATATTTGGAATGAAATTATTATACAATTTAAAGAAGCCAAAACTACATATAATGATACTGAGTATATTAAATATCTTAAAGAAAATAAAATGGATAGAATTTTATTAGAATTATCAAATTATTTAACTGTACAAAGAGATTTAACAGCTGATGACTTTGGTTGGTAAGTTAATCTTGTTTTAATATTATTTTTAATATAATATAAAAATTAAGTTTTCCTAGATTCTTTAAAAATCTAGGTGGTGACCCGTAAGATGAAAGGAAAGATATGTTATCTAATATAGATATAAAATACTTCAAACTTGCCGTTGGTATGGATAGAATAGGGAAAGAAACAGATGTTGATATTGCTGCTCGTTGCCCAATTTGTGGAGATTCCAGAACTCATAAACATAAAAAAAGATTACATTTATATACTAAAGGAACAGTTACAAATGTTTCTTGTTTCAATGGAGATTGTTCATGTCATAATAAAACAGTATATTCATTTTTAAAAGATTTTTATCCTGCATTATTACCACAATATAAACGAGAACAGTTCGGTAACACTATGGAAAAATTAGCAAATGGTAATAGTACCGATGTTTTTGCTGAATTCAAAAAAGAAGAAAAAAAACAAACAAATTTAGTAATGCACAATCTGTTTGATTTCTTTGAATCTATAGAAAATTCTCAGGAAGCTTTAGATTATGTTATAAAAAGAGGTTTTAAATATGATCAAAAACATTATGGTAAATGGTATTTTGGAAAACAAGATCTAAAGATAGGTGATAAACTTTATAAAACATCAAATTCATTAATTATACCATTATATTACAATAATGAAATGTACGGATTTTATTCAAGAAACATATATAACAAAGAATTCGCTACATATATGCCAGAAGCAAATATTGGTTATAAAGTATGGAATTTTTTCAATATAGATTTAGATAAAAAAGTATATATTTTTGAAGGTATATTTGATGCTAT